TACCAGTGCCCATGGCCTGTTCCTGTTGCTGTACGGCCATCAATTCTTCCATGGTCATGGTCTGACGCCTAATACCAATCTGCCTATCCCACGTAATTTGGACGCAACACCAGCCATAGGTGAGCATGTAGTCGGCGGTGAGTTCAGCCTCACGCTGGACCTCTGCCCTAAGTTTAGTCTCAATCAGCCAACGCATCAGGTTGGTAGCCGAAGAAGCCGCCATCGTGTCGGTTACCTCAGTTCCTCCGACCTTTAGGGTGCTGGCGTTGTAAGAGGTCATCAAGAGGGCCTTTTGGTCCCTAATGAGCCTGTCAACCAACCTACTCCTCACGTCGGAGGCACCTTCAAAAGGGAAAGCGGGGTCGGCTTCAGGCCTAGCCCACGAATGCTTCTTGCCGTCGTCGGTCTGGCCAGCCCAGCGAGCGTAGCGAACGTCGTCTGCCCACGACATTTTAGACACCATGGTGCCATGGTACGCCGAGCGTTCATACTCGGACAGGAGCGTGGTGAGGTCTGGCTTCCTACCATGGTAGGCAAGCGGGTCGCTCTGGTTATTTTTGAACTTCTGGTGCATTGTTAATGGGAGTAGAGTTTACCTTGAGGAAATTTTCGATGTCGTCCCTGTAGAACATGTGCTGTTTACCCTGAGTGGTGAACACACGGAGGACTTTTTGCCTACGGAGGCGGATAAGGGTCGTCTTGGACAGTCCGTAGTGCTCGGAAGCCTCGGCAAGTCTGAGTAGTGGGGGGATTTTATTGCTCATTTCAGTAAGAACCTCCTCCAAATGCACGGAAAGTGTCAGCACCACCATAGTCGGGTTGCATGACTGCTATGTACCTGAGGGCGTCAATGGGGTCTTTGGAGGAGCCCTTCTCGCCGTCGATGCCAGTCCACTCACGGAGGCACCACATCAGGTTCTTGCATTCTTCAGAAACGAAAAGTTTAGGCTGGTTGATGGCCGAAATGGGTTCGTTCTGGTTGTAGGAGAACCAGTCGTTGATAATGCTCACGCCTTCTTCGAGCCTGAGTCCAGCGGACGCTGTGAAATACATGGGTAGCGGTTCTTCGTCCAACAATTGGAGTAACGTCGTACCGCCCTCCTTGTTGATGACTGGAGAGCCAGCGGCTCTCGGGTCGATAAAGCGTTCCGTGATTTCTTCGCCATTTTCTAAATTGAGAATGTGCTCCTTAATTTCGGTAAGTCCCATGCCAGCACCCTGTTTCTGGGCTGGGCCAGCACGACCATCTGACTTGTCGGAGGGCAAGGCCCACTCACCCATGCTGATGTCTGGCCATTCCCTGTAGACGAACTTGTTGCCGAATTCGTCTATCCTCATCCAGACCATGAACCAGTTTCTGGCCCCAGCAGGGTCAACTGCCATGTAATTAGTCCCTTCCTCTGGAATCTGGTCTGCTGGGATAATGTTAGGTTCGCCAAATCTTGGGAATTGAGAGCCAGCAAGAGACTCAGCCCAGCCATAGGCACGAATTTTGACTTCGTAGGGGCCACGACCCCTCAATGCTAACTTGATTTGTTCAAAAGGAGAGTATTTGTTAAGGATTGAATGAAACCAGATTACGTTGGCCGAACCCTTGCTACACTCTGCAACGTAGGGCATGTGCCCCTTGGGGATGCTTGGCACATTCTGTGTATCTGGCAGAAGGTCAGCGTACAGGGTCTTTTTAATGCGGCACCCAGAGACGTAATCCTTAACGACAGGGGTGAACCCAGTGATAGGAGTGAAGGTGACGATAATCTTACCCGAGCGGGTGACGAGGCGGTACCTGAGCGTCTCAATCCAGTCCTGCGGGACTAACTCGTCGCACCAAATAAGGTCAGGTTCACCACCTTCGATGACCTTCTTCTCCTGCCCGTAGTTCATAAAGAAGCACTGGGAGCGATTAGGGAGGACAAATGTCGCATCCGTAAACCCATTCTTCTGGGAGTACTGGATGTTGGTCACCTTGGTCTTCTTGGCCGTCTTAAACTCAGGAGGCATGTACTTCCAGATGACTGCCTGTTGCATCTGGATAGAAGTCTGAGAAGTCGTGTGTAAGCACCAAATTCTGGAGTTGGGCCTAGTGCACAGCAGTTGCATTACCCTCTTAGCGGCGTACTCAGTCTTGCCAGCACGATTGCCACCCATGATGAGCAACTCATTGCCAGACATGAGCAGTTTGTCGGCGTCAACCCAACTGTCTGGCTCGTAGCCATGCCTGTACGGGTCGTTCTGCTCGGCCTGAATCTTCTCCTCACGCCTCTTAAGGACCTGAACCGCCCCATCCGAGCCGAGCGTAGTCGCTAGTTCTACAATCTCAGCCTCAGACGGCAGGTGAATGATGGGATGCTTGGACAACTGCATCCCTGCCACAGTCACAGTATCCGTACTCATTAGTCATTATCCTCGTCTTGCGTAAAGGTTGTCGAAGTGGAGGCATCCCACTGCTGTACGTCCATGACGGGGAAGGCCCCCTCCCATTTCATGGGCTTAATCCTGATTGGCCCCCCATGGAACCCAGAACCATACAAACCAAACTGTGGCACAAAGTGCTTAAACGACTTAACGGCTTGCTTGAAGAATTGGGACTTCACTGCCGTAGGGCTGTAATCGTCGTATGGTACACTACGTCCGAAGGACGATAATTTTTTTGAAGGACGCATCCCAGACTTCGCACCACCACCAGAGATGTCTCTCTGGGTGTTGGCTAACTCAGTCTTGGGTCCTAGGTCCCAACTAGCCCCAATGCTGTAGTTTTTTTTCCAATTAGCATTTTCCTCCTTAGTACCAAACTTAGACATGCGAGCCTTCATCTCTGCCGAAAGGTTAGAATCTAGGTCTAGGGAAGATTTTACAGACTCTGGGGTACCGAACTTGGATTTGTTGGCCTCGTACCATGCGTTGCTGGATTTGATGTCCTCGTGGCGGGTGAGGATTCCTTGCGAGTTCCTCCCGAACGCAGACTTTTCCCGAGCGTCGATGAGGGCGTTCTGGGACGCCAATTTTGACTTTTCAACTAACGTCCCGTTCTTGTCACGGGTAAACGCCGATGCAGACAGGTCAGTACGTGTAGGGTCGAGGCTCGGATTCCCTCGCCCTGCCACGTACTTGTCCGCTGAGTCGGCCATTTAGCCTACGATGGAAACCCAGATGGCTTTAAGGCGTTCCGAGTAGCGAACACCGACATACACGCCAGCAAGGAAGAAGATAGCAGAAGCAATTAGGGTAATCATCGGTTTTTCTTGGCTTTGAAGTATTCAGAAGCGGCGTATCCAGTGGCGGCGGCTCCGAGGGCGACCTTGCGGCCAGCACGTACCTGCTTGTTGGTGTAGCGAGGGCCCTTAGCCGCACGATGTTGCATGCCTAAGTTCTGAGGCATGGAGGGACTTTTCAAGGCGTCGTTGTAGGTCTTGGTCATGCGGCCAATGTTGTCCTGAGGCTTGTTGTTAGGAATTTCGTGCATGTACATGGGCTTGTTAGGGTAATTGTCAGCGTTACCGACCATGCCGTCCTTCTTCTGGTTGTAGTTCATCGTGCCCCTGTCCCTCCTGAAGTTCTCCACTTCCTTCTTTGAGAAAGTCGATTTCTTCAGGTTGATTTTTCCGTTGATGTTCGTGGGCTTCTCCATGTGCATCCTCGGGGAGGGCGTGTACTTCTTGTTTACGATGCCCTTGCGAGCGTTCATCTGGCCCACAGTCTCACGAGCACGAGGACGTGCGGAGCGAGTGGCCTTTATGACAGCGGCGGAGACGTTGCGGGTTGCCTTACCGATAGGGCCGAGCGTTGCATTATCAAATGCGTCGCTAGCCTTGACGGCTTTACGGACTAAATTCGCAGTAGCGTTTCCAGCACGTTCGGTTGCGTTAGCAGTCTTGATGACGCCACGATAGGCCGAGTACTTGGCCTTACGGCCAACGTAATGTCCGACTGCTTTAGCGGCCTTTGTCAGGCCAGTGATTGCCATTCTTCCTAGACTCATTGTTGTATTTTGGGTTGGGTAAAATTAGGGTTGGTAAGAGCGGGTCTTGTAAGACTTAAAGCCCTTCATGCCATAAGTGTCCTTCACGGCTTGCTTTCCGCCAGTGCGGAGGGCTTCCTTGGAAACAGAGGTTCCGTACTTGTAGCCACCGACATGCCTGTAGGATTTCAAAAAGTTACGCTCCTGCATGTCCTGACCCTTGAAGGTGATACGCTTGGGCTTACCGCTACCACGGGTAGCAGGTGCCTTAGCATAGCCAGCATCGTAAGCGGCTATACGCTTGTTTACTTTGCTCGTCCTTGCTTGTTCGGCACGCACATGGTGTTTCTTCATTGCGTTGCCAGCAGTCTGGTCAGCGATGTTCATTTCCTTGGGGAAGTCTGAAACTCCTTGGCTTCGGATAAGGTCCCTCTGCCTCTTGACGCCGACGGCAGACCTCAGGCTGTCAGAGATAGGCTTTTCGTAGCCGCTCTTTGGGCGACTCGTCTTCATGTAGGCAGTGCGGAACTTGCGTCCCACATTGGCAATCATCTTCATCATGCCCATGATTAGCGGTTTCCTTTTTTCTTGTTAGCGGCGGGGCGGGGGGCCTTTTTCTTGCCGACGGGGGTGGGTGAGCATTTCTTCATGGTTTGGAATTTCTCTTGAGTAAAGTATTTAGGCGAAGGACCGAGGTGGGGCGATGTTCGCAATACCAGCGTCCACCTCGATACTTAATTACAACAGGCATCCTCGGTTTGAACGGGGTTGAGTCGAAAACGCTACAGAAGACCGACTTTCCGTCCTCGGTCTTAACTAGCATCACACGATTATTGGGGTAGTTGCACCGCAATACCTCTGCCATCACTAGGCTCTCTGGCTCAGGTTCGGCAGGTTTCATCTGCTGGATGCCAAAACGCTGAACAACAGCCGACCACCCAGATTCAGTGAAAACGATAGGACACGTCCTGAGGGGTCGCTTGCCAAAAGGCATCCTCTCCCAGTGTTCGCCCTCATTGAGCGATTTACGGAATTCTACCAATTCGTCCTTAGGAACGTTGAATCGTTCAATTACGTCAGATTCCTTCCACTGGACGAATTCGCTCATTCGCTGAGATGGTCTATGATTGCCCCCATTAGCGTCGAATCAATGTGGTCGGCTCTCTTGAGCCAAACTCCCATAAACGGCATGTCTGTCCGAAACTTCATAATCTTGCCAAAAACTATCTGGCAGTCGTCATACCAGAATCCGCTGTTCGTCAGCGAATCGCAGACAGCCTTCGCCAAATTGTCGAAGTCGGGTCTGGTGCTCATGTGGACAGTCTGTCCCTTGTCGGCCAAAGTGTTCGGAAACCCGAAATACAGAGTCAACTCCAGCGGTCCCGTGTAAGGCTTGTCAGGAGCGTACCTCTTAGCCTTCACCTCAAACTCCCGCATCCAAGCCTTGATGGCTGACTTCGTAGTCTTGCCCACGAACATCCGATTGTCCTTGGTCTTCAGAATCCTAAGGTCGGACTGGTGAGTCGTCTTGATAGGGACGATGTCTACGATGAACTTACGCTCAAAGTAGTTGGGGGAGTCATCAGCCATTGATTGACAGTTGTTCGCACTATCCACAGGTTGTCAACAATGGACAACGAGAGACTGAACACAAACCCATCATCCAACCACAACGGCAAGCGAGTCACCAAGGAGCGGCGAGCCCAGATTGAGGAACTGCTTAGGGCTGGCACTCCCATCCTCGAAGCGGCCAAGTTGGCTAAGATGTCCCCGAACAATGTCATGGCTATCAAGCGAGACATGCCAGAGGTCACGGGACTGCAAGACGAGTTCAAGGCCACGACTGTCCGAAACCTCAAAGCCTTCGTCCAGAGGGCGTCCCAAAAACTGGTCGATGAGTTAGACCAACTACACGTCAGCCAAATCCCAATCGCCATGGGTATCAGCATCGACAAGATTCAATTACTCCAAGACCAGCCTCAGGCGGTAGTTGAGCACAGGTTCAGCATCAGCCATGATGCCCTAGACAAATTGCTCAAAGCCAAAGGACAGGGGGTCAAGGTAGACCAGAAGGGGGTCATCGACCTAGAACCAACGACAGACAAGCCTCAGGCTACCCAGCACTTCCTCGATTGGGCTAAGGACCCTAGGGATTTTTTGAGCAAAACAGTAGTACCTGACAATCCGTCGCACGAAATCCCCATTCCCGACGTCGCACCCCCCCCGCCCCCTCTGAATGATGAGCAGGTGGGCGAGGATTGACTTCGCACAATATACTATATGTCTAATCGGAGGCCTAACATGAGCCATTCATACACGATTAGCAGGTCAAAGCGATTAGGGTGAAGATAGTGGCTTGACTGGGGGGGCCTGTGTTAGAGAGTTACCATGCCTCGTGCGTCGGATTCGATACACCTAATCTGATTCACCCACTAGGATTGGCTTGGACGGCAGATGAATGGGGCAAGGGCATGATACCATGTGCCTCATATGGTCTGGCCTCTGGTGGCGAATGGTAAGGTGCGACAGGCTATCTTCCATAGGGCTGGGATAGGGACGAGGATGACCTTGGACGATAGGTTGTCACCACCTAGGGACAGGGCACAGCCATAGGCGGCTGGGTTGGCCCAAGCGGCCTTGAGATAGTCCTTCAGGTCTTGGGTCGGCAAGACGATGGCCATGGTTGGCACA